CTCGCGTAGCAGCGGTTGGGCCAAGGTGCGTCCCGAGCCTCAGCTAGCTACGTGGGGGATCCGAATAACCTATCCAGAGGTTGAGACCTGGAAGCCGGCCCTTGCCTACTCGCCATGTCGAACCCGCTTCGTGCCCCCAAGATCGAGGCTCGCGTGATGAGCGCTGTGCCTTCGGCCTACTTCGATGCAGAGGACCCCGCATACTGTGCGTGGGTGTCGCAGGGAAGGAAGGTGGAGTACGTGCAGGAGAGATTGGCGAGCCGCGACATGGTGCCCCGGAACTCCATCATCCTTCCGAGGGCTCTGTGCGTGGACCCGGCGGTGCTGACCAAGAAGGGACCGGCGTTCGCGCTGGCCAAATCCGGGAAGCCGCAGTTTCGCGTGCGGTCGGGGGAGGCGTTCGGGCTTCTGGGCGAGGTGTACGGCGCCCTGCCGGAGGGCGGGGTTGGCGGCCGCGAGGTGGTGGCCTCTGCGGTGCGCCAGAAGTTCTACGTGGACGCCGGCACCGAGGCCACGTTGGGGCGCTTGGGTAGCGCGTACCCTGCGAAGGGTGCCGCCATTCGGTGCCCCGTGACGCGAGCGGAGGCGGAGGCCGCCCTGGACCGGTGCGGTCTGCGGGTGGACCGCCTGCCACGCAACGCGTTGCGGCCGTTCCCGCTGCTCGCTGCTGAGCACGAGCAGGCGGTGACCGTCAACAAGAAGTCGGACAACGGCTTTCCCGTGCTGGGCACGTGGGAGACACCGGGCGCCTCGGCGCTCTGCCTGGAGCTGGCCGTGGGACTCCGCAAGGAGCTCGTCGCGGCCAGCAAGGGGGAGGGAGTTGAGGCGTTCGTGCGGCGGATGGAGCAGGAGCGGCCCTTCATGGCGGCCGTCAGGGGGAAGGCGAAGGCCGACTACTACAACGCGGAGAAGATCAAGGCGGGGAAGCTGCGCTTCTACAATGCCTTTCCGCGGCCCGTGATGCTCAACATGCAGGTGGCGACGCAGGCGCTGGAGGCCATGGCGCGCACCGTCCTGGTGCAGGGCCACTCCGGCATCGGGGTGAGCCTGCACCACGGCGGAGCGGCGCGCCTGGTGGACGCGCTGGAGGCCATGCTGCGCGAGACCGGAACGGCGTACGTGCACGTCGGCGACGACTCATGGGTGATCGTCAGGGAGGGGGAGGAGCTGGTCGGCTTCGCGCTCGACTGCAGCAACTTCGACCTGACGCAGCACCACGACGCGACGCGCGAGGTGCACGCGGCCGTGCGCCGGCAGCTCGAGTGCATCGACACGGCCGCCGCGGGGCTGTGGCACGCGTATGCGCGCAGCCGCCTCGTGGTGGTCTGTGGATCGCTGGTGTACGAGTGGCGCCACGCTGGCCCCTCGGGGGCGCCGCTGCAGAGCAAGGTCAACGACATGTTGATGGACGTGCTGATTGAC